CATCCAGAACATCAAGTCGCACATCCTCCGTAACCAGTTGGATTCACTCGCTCAATCGATCCATCCACGGATGGCGGTTGTCGAAGGTCAGGCAAACTTGGAAGACGTGCTGAACTCAGAAGTCGGCGGGATTATCCGGATGCGCGCACCGAATATGGTGCAGTCATTCTCTCAGCCATTCGTCGGACAACAAGCGTTCCCGATGATGGCGTACATGGATGAAGTGAAGCAGGCTCGGACGGGGATCAATAAAGCGGCGGCAGGTTTAGATGCTGATGCGCTTCAGTCCACAACCAAGACAGCAGTTGCGGCAACCGTGACAGCGGCGCGTCAACACCTAGAGTTGATTGCGCGCATCTTCGCAGAAACCGGTATGACTGACCTGTTCCGTGGATTGCTACGGTTATCGATCCTGCATCAGGACCAACCAAAGATGGTCCGTTTGCGCGGGAGCTTCGTTCAGGTTGACCCACGGGCATGGCAGTCAGGTTTCGACGCGACAGTGAACGTGGCCCTCGGTGGCGTGGATGATGAGCAAAAGATGATGCTGTTGCAGTCAGTTGCCGAGCGTCAGGAGAACATCATCTCTCAGTTCGGCTTAGATAACCCATTAGTCACTTTGGCGCAGTACCGCAACACCGTTGGCAAGATCATCGAGACAGCGGGACTCAAGGACGTTGATTCATACTTCCTTGACCCGAACGGCCCACAGGCACAACAGATCATGGCTCAAGCGTCTCAGAAGCCGAAGAAGCCGCGTCCTGAAGAAGTGATGGCGCAAGCCGAGATCGCGAAGACTCAGGCAGAGACTCAGGCGCGGATCGCCGCAATGAACCTCGATCGCGAGAAGATGTTCATGGAAGACGAGCGCAAGCGTGATGAACTGGATGCGAAGATTTCGATGGAAGCGTTGGAGCTTCAAGCGAAGTACGGAACGCAGATTGACATTGCTCAGTTGAAAGCAGAGGTTGAACGCGAGAAGTTGAATATCCGCGAACGCGGCGCAACGTTAAGACAGATGATGAATAACGCACCACGAGGTGACTAATGATTTTTACAAGACGGGACATTGAGCTTGGAGAAAAGGCTCGATCCGTCGTCGAGAACGAGACATACAAAGATGCATTTGTTACTGTTCGTAACAGATACATCGAGTCTCTTATCAACACGGCGGAAGGTGACACGGCTGTACGCGAAAAGGCGTACATCGCTGTCAGGATGCTAGATGAGGTGGAATCACACCTCATTAGTGTGATGGACAAGGGGAAGTTGGCTAAACAACACCTTGACAAACTAAACCGTAGATAAGGGATAATGTAACCATGAGTGACAACCAAGAAACTGGATCACTATCAGTAACACAAGCCGCAAACGTATTTGGCGGGATGATGGAACCTCAAGAGGCGACCCCAGAACCCGTAGAAGCAGAAGTGGTAGAAGAGTCCGAAGCAAGTGCAGAGGACGTTGAGGTAGAGGACACGTCAGCCGAGGAATTTAGCGAGGACTCGGAATATGACCCCGAAACCGGTTCGGAGGAAACGAACGAAGACGACAATGAAGGGAGTAGCCAGACTTACACCGTCCGCGTTGATGGTGACGAAGTTGAGGTAACGATCGATGAATTGTTGAGCGGGTATTCGAGAACTCAGGACTACACGCGTAAAACGATGGCATTGGCGGATCAGCGAAAGTCTCTGGAAACAGAACTGGATCAGATACGTCAGGAACGCGCACAGCTAACGCAGGTGCTTGAGCAAATTGATGTTCAGGATCAAGAGCAAGAACCCAATTGGGAGGCTCTTTATCAGCAAGACCCGCAACAGTGGGCAGTACAGCGTGAAATGTGGCGGACCAAGCAGGAGCGTAAACGCGCACTGGTTGAGGAGAAGCAACGGTTGCTTCAAGCGCAAGAGTCCGACAAACAGCGAATCGTCGCACAGTTTGTTGAGCAAGAGCGCGGGAAGCTAAACGAAGTTCTTCCGCAATGGCGTGACGAGAAAGTAGCGAAGGCAGAGAAGGCGAAAGTCGCTGACTATGCCAAGAGGATCGGGTTCACCGATCAGGAGATCGCTCAGTTCTACGATCACCGTGCAGTGACGACGCTTTATAAGGCGATGAAGTTCGATGAACTGAGTGGCGGTAAACCAAAAGCGAAGAAGCAGGCCACGCCTGTTGCGAAAGCCGGAGCCGCGACAACAACGCCTAAAGCAAGAGATGCCTATCGTAAATCGCAACAACGACTCGCAAAGACAGGCAAGGTCGCAGACGCGGCTAGCGCATTTAAACATTTGCTAGGTTAGGAGAAATAACTCATGGCAACTTTTACTACATATGATGCCGCAGGTATCAAAGAACAGTTGGCGGATGTCATCTATTCAATCTCTCCAGAAGAGACTCCGTTCATTTCAAACGTTGGCCGTAAGAACGTCGCTAACACTCTGTTCGAGTGGCAGACAGACGAACTTGCTTCAGTAGACACGTCAAACGCTGTCGTTGAGGGCGCGGACGCCGGAAACGCGGCCCAGACTGCAACTAAGCGTATGCAGAACTACACGCAAATCTCAAAGAAGGTTGTCCAGATTTCTGGCACTGAAGAGACTGTTGACAAGGCAGGCCGTAACTCAGAAATGGCGTATCAGATGGCTAAGAAGTCTTCTGAACTCAAGCGCGACATGGAAGCGATTTTGACTCGCAACCAAGTAGCGGCGGCAGGCGATTCTTCAACTGCGCGTACAACTGGTTCTTTGGAAGCATGGTTACGCACCAACACTTCACGCGGTACTGGTACAACTGACGGTGCAAACCCAACGTTGTCTGGCACAACTTCAGGCTACCCAGATGCGGCGGCTACTGACGGTTCTGCTGATGCACTTCGCGAGTTCACTGAAACTCTTCTCAAGAGCGTTATTCAAAGCGTATGGACTGAAGGCGGCGACCCATCAATCTTGATGGTTGGTCCTACTCAGAAGCAAAAGGCTTCAACGTTTGCAGGTATCGCGGCACAGCGTTACATGGCTCCAAGCGAAGCGCCTTCTTCAATCATCGGTGCGGCGGACGTGTATGTATCTGACTTCGGTTCGATCCAAATCGTTCCTAACCGTTTCCAACGCGACCGTTCTGCATTCGTCATTGATCCTGAGTACGCGGCAGTGTCTTACCTCCGTGACTTCGAGGTACAAGACCTTGCGAAGACTGGTGACTCTGACAAGAAGCAGATCATCGTCGAGTACGGTTTGGAAATCTCCAACGAAGCGGCACATGGTGTGATCGCGGACATCGACGTTACTGCCTAAGTAATGTCAACCGAAGAGGGGGCTTTATAGCCCCTTCTTTTTAACTGAGGGTGTTGCATGGGAAACAAAAAAGTATTTAGCCATGATCCGATGACTGGGATCACAAAGTATTGGCACGATAACGGTGATGGAACTGTCACAGTTGAGAGTGACCAAGACGTTAGCGAAATCCTGAAAGCCAATCAGCAGAACCGCAGTGCGTTCGAGAAAGGCGATAAGTGGGGAGAGATGAGTCGTGTCGCTTCGATCCCATTGACTGTATACTATGACCTGAAGCAGAAGGGTATTCTGGACGACCAAGCCGCGATGAAGAAGTGGTTGAACGATCCAGACAATGAATTGTTCAGGACTCGCAAAGGTAAAGTCTAATGGCGATTACGAACTACGGTGAACTGAAGAGCGCGGTCAGCGACTTTCTGAACCGGTCAGATTTAACTTCGGTGATCCCTACGTTCATCGATTTCGCGGAGGCAGAGTTCAATCGGATTCTGCGTATCCGTCAAATGGTTGCCCGCGCAGAAGCCGTGATAGACGCACGATTCAGCGCAGTGCCCTCCGACTTTCTTGAGGCGAAGGACTTGGTGATTGTTACGGGAACTCCGGTGACACCGTTACAGTTCGTGACTCAGCAAGAGATGGCACAAATCCGTAGAGACGAGATCACGAGCGCGGGCAAGCCTCTTTACTTCTCAGTGGTTGGCGGTCAATTCGAGTTCTGCCCAACGCCTGATGACGAATACACTCTGGAAATGTCGTACTACGCGAACATTGATCCACTGGTAGATGATGCAGACACCAACTGGTTGTTGACAGCATATCCAGACCTTTACCTGTATACTTCGCTTATGCACTCCGCTCCGTATCTGAAAGACGATGAACGGACGGTAGTTTGGGCAAACCTCGCGACAAAGGCGAAGAACGAATTGGTCGAGTCTGACCAGTCAGCGTCTTACGCAGGATCAACACCACGAATCAGAGTTAGGAGTTTCGGATAATGAGTTTTAGCAACACGCTTGAAACAGAACTGTTGGATCATGTATTTGGTGGAAATGCATACACGGCTCCATCAACTCTGTATCTTGCATTACACACAGCAAACCCAGACGAAGACGCGTCAGGGGCAGAGGTCAGCACAGTCGGCACAGCCTATGCACGTCAGACGGTAACGTTCACTGTTTCAGGCAACACAGCGACAACCGATGCGGCGGTTGAGTTCCCAACGGCAACTGCGAACTTCGGAACGGTTTCCCATGTTGCAGTATGGGACGCGTCAACTGCGGGGAATATGCTTGCATATGCCGCACTGACAACTTCCAAGACGATTGAGACAGGAGATGTCCTTCGACTGCCTACTGGTGATCTGGATATTACTCTGGATTAAGACGTGACCACTTACCGTACTGGATTTGGCACAGGTGCTTATGGCGTCAGGGTATTTGGTCTTGACGGCACGATCACTGATGTCATCTCCACGGTAATCACTTCATCGGCGGTCGTTAGCTCCGCCGAAAAGATTCATCTTGTATCGGCAAGCGTTACAGCATCAGCGACCACTTCAAGCGAATCAACGCGTGTTCGTGAATCCGATGGCACGTCAGCCGTATCAGCGACGATCACATCAAGCGCAACTCGCGTTCGTGAGTCGGATAGCACGTCAACCGCATCCGCGAGCATCGCATCAGCGGGAACCCGTGTTCGCGAGTCCGATACATCGATTGATGCATCAGCGGCAACCGCATCTGCGTGCGAGCGTATTAGGGAACAGAGTTCTAGTATTGCGGCAAGTTCGTCGAACACTTCACGAGCAACGACGATTGTCAACGTCACCGGTACTGCATCAGGCTCATTATCGTTTACAATAGACTACATTAGAGAGCGTGATGTCGCGGCGTCTGATATTGAGAGCGTCACGACAACTGCCTCGGCGGCAATCAAGAAGTGGGAGCCAATCCCAATTACTGCCGAGACGTGGACAGGATTGACGGATACATCGGAAACATGGATACCGATCACCGAAACATCAGAGATTTGGACAGAGGTAGCTTAAATGGCTGATACAACGACAACCACTTATGGATTGACCAAGCCGGAGGTCGGCGCATCAACCGATACTTGGGGAACCAAGATCAACAACAACCTCGATGCGGTCGATGATCTGCTTGACGGAACCACGCCTGTTACGGGTATCGATATTAACTCCGGCACAATCGACGGAGTCACCATCGGTGGTGCGAGTGCAGGGGCGGGGACGTTTACGACTGTCACTGGCTCAGGTGATATGAACATCGACAGCGGCACACTGTTTGTTGATGCGAGTACGAACAACGTAGGGATTGGGACGACGAGTCCTGTTCAACAAAGCGGGATTGGATTGCATATTAACAACAGTTCCGGTCAGTCTCGCCTTAAGCTAACAAGTTCTGTTGACGGTGCTACTGCTACCGATGGCTTTGATATTATCAAAGAAGCGGGTGGCGGTGATGTTCACTTATTTAATCATGAAAACACAAATCTGAAGTTTGGCACCAACTCCATAGAACGCATGCGCATCGACTCCAGTGGCAATCTGTTGGTGGGTAAGACTACCGCAGACGATACAAATGTAGGCACTAGAATAACTCAGTCTGGCTTCATGTCTCTTGTGCGTGATGGCGGTCGCCCATTGTTTATTCGACGAAATACGTCCGATGGAGACATCATTGAATTTCAAAAAGACGGCACAACAGCCGGGTCGATTGGTGTTGCTAGTAGTGATTTATATATTGGAGAAGGCACTGTAAATCTAAGATTTGACGGAGAAAATGCTAGAATATTTCCTGCCACTACTGCCGGTGCAGTATCAGATGCATCTCTTGATTTAGGCGCTGACACAATCCGCTTCAAAGACCTCTACCTATCAGGCGGTGTCTATCTAGGCGGTGCAGGTGCGGCGAATAAACTGGATGATGTAGAGTACGGCACTTGGACTCCCGTTTATAGGCCAAGTGCAGG